AACTGTTCCCATTTGTTTGGATATAGCACAATATTTGGATATAGTTCGTTTGGCTAAAGGTATGATGTTTTGTGCTTGTTCAACTGTTAGTTTTCGATGGTGGGACATTTTTTGATACCTCGTTTATAATAAGGTATTGAATATCATATTTCTTGAGGATTGCCTGCTGATGTGCAGGATGGAGAGTTTTGGCACTCATTATCTGATTTTTAGAATTGAGATAAATATCTTGTTGCCATAGCTCTTTCACGGCCTGTTTTTCTGCTAAAGAGTATATTTCAATTATACTTGGATTTTTAAGCGATTTCAAGCGTTTACGAATAAATCGTAATAGATCAATCATCATGGGTTGGATAATCTAGATTGCGTAAGCGGTTTACACATTCTTCGCACATTCCTGTTGTAATGAGTTCTCTTTCTTCAACATTATGGTCGTGTAATATTTTATGTGTTGTTAGATTGGTTGATTGTGTGTTTAGTTGCTCCCATTGTTGGGCAGTAATAGTTATTTCATTGTGTTTGCCACACATTGGGCATTCCACTACTAGGGTTACGCATTGTGTAACTTGAATTTCTTTGATATTTTTGAAGTTCATTTCTGTGCTCTCCTGAAAGAACTAGTTGGTTAAACTAGTTCAGGGTTTTCAGGGTTGTCAGTGTCGGTGTCGGTAGCAGGTACTTCGGCCTCATCGATTGTGTTATCATATAAATTCCATGCTTTTTTGATTTGGTATTTGCCTGTGACTTTGTTGAAGAATTTGTGAGTAAACCACAAGTCAACAGTTTTGCCGACCAAATCTTTTGGACTTGACGCTTTTTCAAGTCCCGCTTTATCAACAAGTTGTTGAATCATCCACTCTGCACGCGCTGGCCAAATAGCAAGTTTTTGCTCTTGGGTAGTCCCAGGTACAGTGAATATCATGTTGATTAGGAATTTAGCGTCTTTGTTGTCCTGACGTTCGAAGCGCAAAATGGTGGCCTCGTACTTAGCCTCAGGAAGACTGGCCTCGATAGAATCTTTGGTAATACCGAAATCTGAAAATTTAAGTTCAATTGACATAATCTAATCTCCTTTTTGTTTTATTATGTTCGCCTTACAACGCCCACAACCGACGGTTGGGGCGCAAGGCGGTGAAATACAGCAATGTATGATGAATCGTGGAATGATATGTATTGTTTGTTCATGGATTATACAGCGTTGTATAATATTACAATTGTGATGGAAATATGTTGCGTGATTTTTGTACTTTTGCGTGACGGTGCTGTGTGGATATTTTTTTTTTGGCAAATATTATACACCTGTGTGTTAGTGGAATACAGTGGTGTAAAGAGAACACATTAATGTAGAATAAAATGGAAAAAAAAAAATTTGATAATGTAACGGGCTAGAAAATGAAATTTACAAATTTGTGTTCCACACACAAAATTATAGTTCCGTCACGTGCCTTTAGAACAAGGAAACATGACACCTGTGCTTGTTTTAGTTCATTATACCTATATAACGACGGAGTTGGGGGGTTCGGCACGAAGCCCTAAAAAAAGGCGGCGAATAAGATACTATATTTATATAGTATCTCACTCTAAAACCGCCTTAGGTGTTACTTGCTGGGTTTAATTTCTTTTGTTGACCATCTTTGCCCAGGATATTTGTAGTTCCATGCTGCTCTTATTGTGTCACTAACTGCCAGAGTAATGATAACAGTACTGAATTTGTTTTTATGTATGTGCCTTACTAGATCATATGGCTCACCATGTAAGTACCATTTAGCCTGACCATTAGTTTCAAGTATCCAATCAAACCCTTGGATTGTAGGTGCCTTAGTAAAGACTGGTTCATTCATAACATATCCTCCTCTATTGTGTCATCTTCATCAATTAGCCTATCAAGAGTTTCCACAGATACATGTAATATCTCTAGTTGAGCATTTTCTTCTGCTTCATATTCTCTAATAGCTTCTAGTAATTCATCGTCCTCTTGGTATACATTAACAAATTCGCATTTGTGGTTATAGTAAGGTTTATCGGTCTTTGTGATTGGTGGGCCACCGTGTTTATTAACAATCTGATACCCACTAACGATTCCTTCTGCTGTTTGCCAGTTAATGCGATGGTCGCGCTCTGCTATAAATTTTAGCAATGAACGACTGACCGTACCGAGTTTGTAAGAGTTAGTCTCTTTATCTCGATATATTACCCTAATTGTAGTACCATCGGGTATGTGGTGAAGCACATTCTTGATTTTCCAAGGATTCGTGGTGTACATTATAGAATTGGGCTTACCAAATGACTTAATCTTCATGTATTTGTCAATTTTAACAAATTTCATGTAAACTTTGCCATCATCACATAGACTCTGATCTTTACTGAACTGGTCTAATGATACATACACCTTGTTAAAGGTATACACGGGTTTAGGCGAAAAGTTATAAAGGATATATAACTTAACAAATGGGGAGACTCTTAGGCCTGTCTTCCATAGGCTCGGCATTAGAAACTTAGCCTGTATAAAGGTTTTAATTTCCTTTGTCTTTCTGTCCTTATATTGTATTGGTTTGGACAGTTCTGCAATCAGGTTGTCTAATGCAATGCGTTTGGGACTGAGTTGTTTCATGTGTTTCCTCCTTTTTTCTTAACTTAGAACTAACCGTTCAGTTGCGATGAGCTCATCCTGCGTTGGGTATTCCCTGTATTCGTGTAGTTCTTGGCACCAATAGACTTGACCAAAGTCCTGTACCCTTATGTAGCCTTGTTGATCGTTGAAGACTACGTAGTCTTTTGTTGCTCCAATCTTGCCTGTAACACAGTTGTTAATCATACTCTGTGCTAGCCTACGTGCTGTGTGCTCAATGTCATTGAACATACATCTTGACTCTTGAAACAATGTACTCATACATTACCTCCCTATGAGCGATGACTGTATACAGTAGGATCACGATTAGCCTACTAGTCGTGCTGCGCTATTGCAACACCTTTAAAAATTTATTACATAAGGGAAACTCGAAGGGGGGCTGGTCTTAAATCCCCCGTCAGACGCTTCGCCTCGCGAAGTATATGTATAAGATTGCTTTGATTATTTGTTTGTACAATATCTATTGACTAAATAAAAAACGGACTATATAATAAACACTATGGGAGGTAATTCAATGAAAACGAAAAGAGTGCAAATCGACAAAAAAGAGGTTATGAGAATTGACAAAGGACTTATCATGGGGTTGGTCGATGACGGTAAAAAAGTAAAAGTAAACGTTGTTGGCGATCTTTTATTTGAGGAAGTCTTGGACTTAACCAATACTGCATTATACGACCTACTTAATCATTTTAGGGAAGGCGTAATCCTTGCAGAACCTAAAACAGACATTACGGAACTTACAAAAGACATTTACAAACGCGCTGTACTGGGTTTTAGTTTAATGATTGACAAGTTCTATCCAGAAGGAAAGAACGACAGGTTTGGTAAACTTACTGAAGAAGCGATTATAAAAGCTCAAAATGACATACTCAAAGAACGAAAAAATAAAAAAGGAGAAAAACTAAACTAATGAAAGACTTAATCGAAATCAAATTTGAAACAAAAGCAACGATCAGTGCTGGCAGCCTACCAAAAGGTTTGACAGACGCCTTACAACAAACAGTAAATCTAATGGTGCCTTATGTTACTAAGTTTTTAGATGGATTACTAAAAGATGTTGAACCAACGAAAGTAACTCCAGAAAAATGAAAAAACTATTAATAATTCTTGTTGTATTCTTGACATTCATCTTTATTGGGTGTGACAAACAAACGACTGTCAACACAGCAGTTGAATGGAATGCTGAAGAAAAACAAGAAATTGCAGATAATATTGCAGCTTTGGAAACACTCATAGCAACACTCACAGATTACTATTTGCTTGAATCTGCGGATGCACTTGAAGCATTTGTTGGGGAACTGGGCAATAGAATCGAATTTCTAGAAGAAGAAAATGCAAAATACGCAGAACTTTTGGCCCTGTTGTTGGAATATTGGGAAGATAGTGGAGGAATTGTATCTGGCGAGTACGCTGCCGAAATTGGAGTTGTTTACACAGGCACACTCACAATGGATAATTACGAAGACACTTATACGTTCACTCTAGATGAAGACGACAGACTTTATTTCACAATCACAGTCGACAACGAGTTGGATCTAAATATTGAGAGCCCGTCTGACTTTGACTGGATCGAATTTCACGAAAGCGGAACGCAAAATGTTTTACTAGGAGCAGGCACTTACGCTTTCGAATTAGAAAATTATTACGACTATGCATCTGTTGAGTACACGTTCCTTATAACTACAACGGCACCGTAAATGACTAAAGAAGGTTTTGCTATGCTACTTAGGATTGGTTGTCGTGCCAGCGTCTAAGACTAGTATTCAGAAGGGGATTAAAAAAGAAATGATATTTCATGCCGTAAATCGGGAGAAGGTACTGTGCCCGACATGTAAGTCGCGGATGGTACCAGCAGTCTCGGTTCGCGGCAATTACTGTTCCAATTGGATGCGTTGCGAAGATCCGAATTGTATGACGTTTTACGATCCAACAATTTTAATGCCACATCAAGAAGATCTCCTTAGAGATGATCACGAACGTATAGGAGTTTTTGGTGGTTACGGCTCAGGAAAAACTTTTGCAACATATAAATCCGATCAGAAACATGTCCTTATTACGCCCAACGGGGAAACGCTCATAGGCGCAGACACGCTTGTTCAGTTGGATAACACTATCCGCAAAGACTTTGAAGGCGATTTCCCCCTTGAGTTCGTTAGAACTTACAATCGGCAGAAAAACCGAATCGAGTTGATTAACGGACATATAATTTATTTCAGAACTTTGGCAGATCCAGATGATATGCGATCTTATAATTTAACAAGAATGCATATTCTGGAGGCCAGTGGTGTTAAACACGAATCTTATATACAGTCACAATCGCGTGTTAGAAACGATGCGGCGGTTGTGCCAATATATGATGCGAACGGAAATATTGTTTATCAATATAATGAAATTACAAGAGCGTATGAAAAGCTCATTGACTATCAATGGTTGCAGACAATAATCGAATCCAACCCAGACAGCGGGTGGATCAATACAGACGTGCTTAGAAGATCGGGAGAAATACATATTTACAACAGCGATCAAGAATACGTAATTCCAGAAGAAGATGTTATTTCGATTATTTCAAGTTATATCTTTCCAACGGCATTAAATTACACACTTTCCCCAAATTATATAAAAAGTATGCGCATGGGGAAACCAAATTGGTGGATCAGAAGATACCTAGAAGGCAGTTTTGAATACAGCGAAGGTTTGGTTTATGCTAATGCTGCGGCAAACATTATTGAAGATTTTGAAATTCCAAAAGATTGGCCAAGGATTGTTGGGTTTGACTACGGTTTAAATGATAACAGTCATTTTCTTTTTGGGGCAATTGACTTTTTTGGTGAATACTTTGGGGATCACAAACCAGCTGTATTTTATTTTGCAGAAGTTGTTATGAATGACTCTAATATTATTGAGTTGGCAGGAGAATATAAAAGAAAATACCGCATTGCTGTACCAAAAGATACAATTTTTAGAACACCCGTCATGGATGCAAGAAGTTACGGGCTACGTTCAAAAGAGTCTAAGAAAGCCCTAGGCGCATTATTTGCAGAACAAGGTTGCTTTTTCAAACCAGCCCAGATGAATATGGATGCACGTATTTTTAGGACAAGTTCCTTAATTGATCATAAAAATATTTATTTTTTCAAGTATGGTGTTCCCAATCTTATAACAGAACTTTTAGACTATAGATACCCAGAAAAAACTCTAGAGAATTTAAAAAGTTCCTACAAACCAATTGATAGAAAAAATCATGGTATTAGTAGTTTAGAGTTTTGTAATATGGAATTGCCTAGAAATTTGGAGCCACCAGAAGATTTAAAAGCACGTAGAAAATATATGCCAACACAAAAACAAGAAATTTATAATCCGTTTGCAGACCTTGATCAAAAAGACACAGATACGAGTGCAGGATTCGGAGCCGCATTTAATAGGAGGTTTTAATAATGTTGTTATTTTATCAAATCGTAACATATGTTGCTATATCTTGGTTTTTATTTCAAGCCATGGCGTTAATTATTTTATTCAAAGTTTATGAGAAACATAAGTATATGCGTAAAATACATGTTAAATGGATTGTGTATGCACCGTTTGTTCTTGTGTTTTATTGGTTCTATGTGTACACCATGACTCTATTTAAAGCAATTTTTCGCAGTAAGTCCAAGGAGGAATAGCTATGGAAGCGTGGGTATTGATTTTAGTTTTATTTGCGTATACTATTCTTTTTATGGCATTGGTTTTAGTTGTTGGTTATTTCCTTTATAAAAAGATAGGTGCGCAGGCGATTCTTCCAAGTAATAAGGACTTTGTTGTTCGTATAGAAAATATACCAGCAGTGGTGAACACACAACAAGATCCTAAAGTTGCTGCAGAAATTGCGGAATATTGGAAAAAACGGGACGAGAAAACTAAGCAACAAGAACAAGAAGCTATGCAATTGTATGTGGATTTAAATAATGGAGTTAATCAGTTGTATGATGAAATAGCAAAGGGGGAAGAGCATAAATGAACAGCGAAGAATTTAAAAAGAAATCTGGTTACGATATTGAAGAAGTAGAAAAAGAACGATTAGCATTTGCAGCAAGTCGCAGAAAACTTGAAGGGCAATGGAGGGTTCTAGATGCATATGAATCAGGTAACTTTTGGGATACACTTCGTGCAAAACTTCCGAAACATCAAATCATTCCTGACACAAATATCATCTTTTATATTAAAGATAATCAAATTAATAGTGTTTACTCTGCACCCTACATAGCGGATGTGCTTCCTGTGGATCCAGATGATGCTGAAGAAGCACGTAATCTTAACAAATTTATGGAATATAAATATAACCAGCATGGGCTAGGGTTTAAACAGTTGCAAATTAGCAACAGAACTACTTTGCTTAATGTTGGGTTTTTGCAAGTTGGTTGGGATCCTGATACAAAAGATAATGATTATGTCCCAAGAGATCCCATGGCAGTACTTTTAGATCCAAACTTTGTGGATTATCAAGATGGGCGCGCTGTCTATATCAATACGGAAGACAGTGCAAACAATATTCGGGTTAAGTATCCTGAAGCAAGTAAAGTTTTGTTTCCAGAGAAAAAGGGGGCAAAGCAAGAAGTTACAATTATTAATCCCAGATCACAAAATGATGTTGGTAAAGGATACATGAGCCCATCTGTTATGCCAATTTCAGAAGGCATGTACCCTGTGTATATCGCTTTTAAAAAAGTTGTTAGTGAAAATACTTTACGTTTTGACCAAATTATCTACACAACCGGTAATGTTGTATTAGACTATACGCAGGGCATTAAGCCAGAATACTTTCCAATTGTTGCTTTGTATGGGTTGCCTCCTAGCAGCGATCCATGGGGTGTGAGTATATGCCAACGGGTTCTAAAAAATGTCCTTAGTCTAAATATCTTAGATTCGATTGCCGTTACTCACACCTATGCTTCACAAAGAACTCCTTTTGTTTTTGATACGAACTCTGGAATTTCCATAGCGCGTCTACAAAAGGATATTAATAATCCCGATGCAATTTTTCCAGTTAGTCAAGGTTTGGCCAGAGATGCACTCTATCGTTTGGAGTACCCAAAACTTCCTGACAATTTGCAATATATTCGGGATGGCTTGGAAAACTCGATTGAAAAAATTAGTGGCATCGATGTTAAGTACACAGGACGAGATACGGCTTCGGTTACAACTACAGGCGGTATGGAACGTTTGCAACAACGTGTGAGTATGTCAGACAATACACGAATCAGTATGATTGAAAAATACGCCAAAGATTTAACTAGGATGTCATTGGATTTTTATATACTTCATGCAGATAAGGTTGATGTAAAATTATCTAACTCTAGAGATAAAGACGAACAAGACGCATTGACAATTGACTTCAATCAATATCGTATTAAGAAAAAAGAATTTTTGTATAGTATTAATGCCAGCCCATTAATGCCAAAGAATCGTGCGCGACTTGCAGAAGCAGCCAATATTATTATGCAGGTGCAATTACAGTACGCCCAACAAGGTGTGCAGTTACTTACTCCAGAAGAGTGGTTATTCTTCCAAGACTTTGCACAAAAAGATATGATCTTAGACAGAATGAAATATGATCGTATGAGAAATGATGAAGAAGAAATTGCGTCTGAGCTTACAAGTTTTGGTGCTATGACCGAAGAAGGTATGCGTCCCGAAATGGCTGTTAAACAATTGGCGGAAGAACGCAAACTTCGTAGAAATCCAGGAATTCAACGCAAAATTACAGAAAATCAAAATCTAGGTTGACGAAATGATATAACGCATTTATAATTAATACTAGGGTTACTGGGTTCTCCCAAATATTAAAACCCAAGCCATAAGCAATAAAAATCCCTCTAAACAAGTTTCGCCCACTTTTTTAGGAAAGGAGTACAACACGTGGCAGATGATAATGATGATATCACAAAAATCATTGGTGGTTTAGATCAAAAAAAAGATCCAGATCCAGATCCAAAAAAAGATCCAGATCCAACAAAAGATCCAGATCCAGATGATAGTGATACAGAAAAAGCAAAGCAGAATGTGGCATTTGCAAAAATGCGTACCGAGTTAAAGGAACAAAAGGCGCTGTATGAAGCGGCTGCTCTCGAACTTGCTGAGCTTAAAAAAACCCTTCCAGCTAAACAACCTGAAGGAGCACCCAAAGAAGAAACAGAATTGGAAAAACGGATAAAGACACTTGAAGAAGAAGTTCGTACTACAAGACAGTCACAACAACAAGCCGTTTTATTCCAACAACTTACTAATTTGCAAACAAAGTATGAGCTTAGCGTGGATGATCTTTTAGTATTTGCGGACCAAGCTAAAGAACGTAATCTGTCTTTGACAGATGGGCGTATTAGTATTGAAGATGCATATCGTTTGTTGAATTTTGACAAAATTACACAAAAAGAAGTTGAACGCGCCAAAGCTGAAATAGCTAATAAAGGTCGTGGACCAGCCCCTGCAATTGGTCCTAAAGGAGAAATCAAGAAAACTGGCTCAACTCCAATCGGCGACATTATTGGTACTATCGCAGACAGATTTCCAAAAAAATAAAAAAAAATTATAAAATTCCAAGAGGAGGATTTTTATTATGGCAGAAACATCACTAGTAGCATTAGCCGAACGTTTGGGTATTAACACCATGGTTGGACTAATCAATGATTCCGATGTAGATATGGATGCGTATCGTGCGCAGATGTACTACAGTAAATACGCTCTGGATAAGATCAAGATTGGCGTGGAAAATTACGTTTATCTGAAATATGCCAAAACACAGTCAATGCCTAAAGGCTACGAACAGTGGACAGCAATCAGAACTTTCCCATTGACAGAGCACACCATTCCATTATTGGAAGGCATTCCGCCTAAGTCTGATAAGACCAAAAGAACAAAAATCACAGGAACATTCCATCAATATGCACGTTACATGGAATTCTCTGATAAGATTGACTTTGGTCTATTAAATCCAATTATGATGGAATACGCAGACGAGTATGGCGATGTCGCTGTACGCACTATGCACAGACTAGCACGTAAAGAACTGATGAACACTACTATGAAAAACTACGCAAAGGACAAGACCAGCATTGGGCAACTCGTTGTAGGTGATTATGTAGGTTTGGCAGATTTCCGTCTTGCTGCTCTGAAAATGGCTCGTCTAGCAGTTCGTCCAATTGGTGGCATGTTTGTTGTTATTACATCCGAGGAACATTATTGGGACTTAATGAAAGATCCATTAATTATTGAATACCTTGGATCCAACAACGGGTTGTCCCATTATCAAACTGGACAACTTCCAGAATTGTTTGGCATCAAATTCGAAAAAACTATGCTTGATGATTATGCATATGGTTATGAACTGGCTAACCCTGGTGAGTACTATGGTTATGCATATGAAGGCAATGACGCAACTAAAAGACTCTTTGATGAATTCTCAACTGATGTTGGCACGCAGGTCAATTGTCGTATTTATGCAGTACTTTCTGATGACACTTATTGGTATGGTACTGTTACGGCAGCAAAAGCCAGAACGCTTTATGTCTCTGAAGAATACAAATCAGAGTCCGATTTTGTTACTGGTTCTCGTTCAACTGAAGAAGGTCTTGGAGATTACGATTCTGCATCCAGTGATAACACTACTGCTTCCGAATCAACCAACAGACTTGCAGACGGTTCGTGGATTCCTATTCGTGCCATTTGGGATTTGACAGCAGCTAAATGCCTTTATGGAACAGATATGAGTGCTGCTTTAGATGCTGATCAGGCTACAAAAACGGCATGGGGAAGTCTATATTACACATTTGATCTTACTGGCGGAACAGTTGAAAAAATGTTTACGTTATGGTTGCAGAATGAAGACGATGACTATGTATCTTTAGGATATGTTGCAGCTTCAGATGCAAAACTTACTGCTGCTCACATTGCAGCTGCAGTAACTGCAACAACCGTAGCGTTCCCAACATTAAGACAACTTCCAGTTCATGCTGCAATTATGCTTGGTGAAGACTCACTTCTACGTCTAGAAGTCGAAGGCGAAGGCAATGTCCAAATTTTCGTAAAAGAAAAAGGATCTGCTGGGGTACTCGATCCAGTCAATCAAAGACAATCCATCGGTATCAAGATTAATACTGTCGGTTTCAAACGTTTACGTGAAGAAGCCGTATGGGTGTTCTATCATGTCCCAACACAGGCAGTCGCTACGGCAGGAATTAGTTTAACCTAATACCCATTGAGGAGGTAGCAACCAATGTCTGAGGACAACACAAAACCAAAAACAATTAGTATCAAAGATCCAATTAAACTTGAAGACCAAAATACTTTTATTATTCAACAGACTGTTGAAAAAACCATGGCGGCTCTATTGCCACTTTTACAAAAAAATTCAGCCGTTAATCTTGATGACAAAACTACTCAGAATGTCCGTACTGATATCGTTCGCCAAATAAACAAAGCTTTTGATAAAAGATTAGAATCCAACAGAAAGTTTATGGCGCGTTTGGCATCAGCACCGGAAAAAGAATTTACTAAGATAAAAATACCTAGAGTTTATGCCCAGTACTTCGGGCCAATGCTTCCGGTAGGAATTAATGGAAGTCTTATTAATATTCCAATTGATAACAAGTATCACAAGGTACATAAAATATATGTACCAATTATTGAGCAAACACTGGAATATGAAGATGAAAAAATTAGTTTCATGCAACGAACTGGAAAAAATGATACCCGCGAAGTCACGCAAGGTAGCCTAGGACACTAGTTCGACTAGGAGGGGACTTCAATCCCCTCCTTATCTTATTTTTGGGAGCGCGTCTATGAAAATAGAAACTATTGTTGCAAGAACAAACGCCTTAATGGGACATGGAAATTACTTATATGAAAATATGGCCACATATTTAGATGAATGTATTGATGCTATCAATGTAGAATTAAATGTAAATCTACCATTGATTTCTGCTGTATATGCTAACGAATTTGATTTGTTGGATACAGAAAGTTCTGATGATTTTATAGATAATGCTGTAACCAACGACTATGGTAGATTAGACGATGCATACATTCGTAATTATATATGTTATGAAACAGCATATCGCATAATGCGAGACGAAGACGAAGATCAAGAAACATATTATCTTAAATTTACACATGCGCAATCATGGTTTAAAAAAATTATTGCCAATTTTGCAAACTTCAAAGTGGACGATACAGAAGCAATTTCTATTAATGGAGATGCTGATGAACTTGACGATAATGCTACAGATGATACTGCTTTAGGATTTTATAATCCGCTTTTTGATAGTGAATCCTAATGCCAACGACATCATTCAAATCTTCAACGACCAAACGTGTTTATGTAAATTATCCTTTTAAAAATGGCATGGTTTTTGAAAGTATAACAATGTTTGAAAATCGTTGTAAACTGACAGTTAATTTAGATATACCAGGTGCTGGAGATTGTGCGCAACCACGGTATTCTTTTGTGAATGCAGTTCCTAGTGATGGGACTACTTCATTACGTTTGCCTAATAATCTTATAAAACAACAAACGAACTTAGGTCCGTTGTTTTTGGTAGGTTGTGATTACTCTGTTGATGAAGATGATTATGTTAATGATGTTGTACAAGCAAAAACTATTGAATTAAATAGTACTTTAGGTTTAAGTATTTTTGGAGTTTCTGAAAATGATATGGTATCATTTGATAGTAAATATGGCACACAAGAAGTCATATACGTAAGTACTATCGATGGGGATACCATCCAAGTAAAAGACACCGCAGATGGAGAAACTTATAGTGTTCGTTTAATTGGGATTGACACTCCTGAACTTGGAACTCCTTCTGAAACTTTTGCAGAACGCGCACAAGTTATTTTAAAAACACTATTAGAAGCAGCAGAAACAATTACACTTGTTTATAATGCAGATGCAAATATTTTGGATATTTATGGGCGTACTCTTGCTTATGTTTTTGTAAAAACTGGTGATTATATTTATAATGCTAGTGAAATTATGCTTGGTTGTGGTCTATCAGAACTTGCATTTA